ATGTTTACCGATAAGGTAGTGCCTATAAACAGCAGGCTACCATTTTTCTTCAAGCCAATTATGGACGGTATGGATAAGCCTAAGACCGAGTTGGCTTTTAGGATTCCTGCCGCTAAGATTACTAAAAAAAATATGTACGACACCGTGTCTGATGAGCTATATGGTCTTGACACATCTATAGATTGGAAGAACACAGACGACAACAGCTATGATGGGGAGAAGTTGTTGTTACTAGTGCACGATGAGAGTGGTAAGTGGCTAAAGCCAAATAACATACTAAACAATTGGAGGGTGACTAAAACCTGTCTAAGGTTAGGCAGTAAGATTATAGGTAAGTGTATGATGGGTTCGACATCCAATGCTTTATCTAAAGGTGGAGACAGCTTTAAGAATCTTTATTATGATTCAAATGTATTGTCTCGCAACTCCAATGGTCAGACTAAGAGTGGAATGTATTCATTGTTTATTCCAATGGAATGGAATATGGAAGGCTTTATAGATAGATATGGTATGCCTGTTTTAGAAAAGCCATCCGTTAATGTGCTAGGCATTGATAACGAAATGATTTCTATGGGAGCTATTGAGTATTGGGAAAATGAAGTTGATTCATTAAAGAATGACCCTGATGCATTAAATGAATATTATAGGCAGTTCCCTAGGACAGAGTCTCATGCTTTTAGAGATGAGAGCAAACAGTCTTTGTTTAACCTAACTAAGATATACCAACAGATAGACTACAATGACGGAACGATTTCAAATCAATACGTAACACGTGGTTCCTTTAATTGGAGGAACGGTATAAAAGACACTGAAGTTGTTTTTAGTCCTGATACCCGTGGCAGATTTTTTATATCTTGGGTGCCAAATAAAAATATGCAAAACAATGTGATATCAAAGAATGGGGTTAAGCACCCCGGCAATGAACACATAGGTGCATTCGGGTGTGACTCTTATGACATCTCAGGTACAGTGGGCGGTGTGGGTTCAAACGGTTCTCTACATGGACTAACAAAATTTAGTATGGAAGAGGCTCCAAGTAATGAGTTCTTTTTAGAATATATAGCAAGACCTCAAACGGCAGAGATATTTTTTGAAGATGTACTTATGGCTTGTATATTTTATGGTATGCCGATACTTATAGAGAACAACAAGCCAAGGCTACTCTACCATTTTAAGAACAGGGGGTACAGAGGGTTCTGCACAAACAGACCCGACAAGGTTTTTACTAAGCTTTCTAAGACAGAGAAAGAGCTAGGGGGTATACCTAACAGTAGTGAGGCTGTAAAGCAGGCACACGCTGCAGCAATTGAGTCGTACATCGAGAATCATGTTGGGTTAAAAAGTGAAGAGGGAGATATGAACTCTATGCCATTCAATAGAACCCTTGAGGATTGGGCTAAGTTTGATATAAGCAACAGGACAAAGCACGATGCGTCTATTAGCTCAGGTCTCGCAATTATGGCGTGTCAAAAACACTTATATCAACCTACAAAAAAAGAATCAAGAATAATGATTAACTTTGCAAAGTACACAAATACAGGCAACATAAGTCAGATAATTAGATGAAAGATGTAAAAGTAAACATTTCATCTGCAGGGTTTCCTAGTCAATTTTCCTCGGACTCAGAAAAATCTACTGTCGAGTTTGGTCTCAAAATAGGTCAAGCTATACAGTATGAGTGGTTCAGGAAAGACGGGAATAGTTGTAGATATTATAATCAATGGAGAGAGTTCCATAGGTTGAGATTATACGCAAGAGGCGAACAGTCTATTGGTAAATATAAAAGTGAACTAGCAGTTGATGGTGACTTAAGTTACCTAAACTTGGATTGGACACCTGTCCCTATTATACCTAAGTTTGTTGATATTGTTGTCAATGGTATGGCAGACAGGTTATTTAAGGTTAAGGCTTACGCACAGGACGCTATGTCTCAGGCTAAGCGTTCTAAGTATCAAGACATGATTGAGGGGCAGATGGCGGCTAAAGATGTCCTAGAGATAATACAATCGAAAACAGGGGTTGACCCATTTGTTGTACCTGCTGCCGAGCTACCTGCTACAGACGAAGAGCTGTCTCTTTATATGCAGTTAAATTATAAGCCTGCAATAGAGATAGCTGAAGAGGAAGCTATTAGCACTCTACTAGAAGAGAATCATTATTTAGATTTACGTAAGAGGTTTGACTATGACTTAACCGTATTAGGGTTGGGTGTGGCTAAGCACGAGTTCTTGCCGGGTGCGGGTGTAAAGGTGTCTTACGTTGACCCTGCTAATATTGTGTATAGTTATACCGAAGACCCACACTTTAAGGATTGCTTTTATTGGGGAGAGGTAAAGACAATGCCGATAATAGACTGCAAAAAAATTGACCCATCACTGACCAACGAAGACCTAGAGGAGATATCTAAGTACAGTCAGTCTTGGTATGATTACTATAACGTATCTCAGTTTTATGAGAACGATGTGTTTTATAAAGACACAGTTACGCTTCTGTACTTTAACTACAAGACTACTAAGAAGATGGTCTATAAGAAAAAAGTAATGGCTACAGGTGCAAGTAAAGTTATTGAAAAAGACGACCAATTTGACCCGCCTGTTGAAGTAATGGAAGAGGGTAACTTTGAAAAGTTTGAAAAGACTATTGACGTATGGTATGAAGGCGTAATGGTTATGGGTACCAATATAGTTCTTAAGTGGGAGCTTGCTAAGAATATGGTTAGACCTAAGTCTACAAGTCAGCACGCACTACCTAACTATGTTGCGGTAGCACCAAGAATGTATAAGGGTGCTATTGAGTCTTTGGTTAGACGCATGATACCATTTGCTGATTTAATTCAGATGACTCACTTAAAGTTACAGCAAGTTATTTCACGAGTAGTGCCTGATGGTGTGTATATAGATGCTGACGGATTGAATGAGGTAGACCTAGGTACGGGTGCAGCATACAACCCTGAGGATGCATTAAGGCTATACTTCCAAACAGGTAGTGTCATAGGAAGGTCATATACTCAAGATGGCGACTTCAATAACGCAAGGGTTCCTATTCAACAGCTGTCATCTAACTCAGGTGCGTCTAAGTCACAGATGCTTATAAGTAATTATAATTACTACCTTAATATGATTAGGACAGTTACGGGACTAAATGAAGCTAGGGACGGCAGTATGCCTGACCCCGATTCATTGGTAGGTCTACAGAAACTTGCTGCATTAAATTCAAATGTAGCTACCCGTCACGTATTAGATGGAAGTCTTTATATATTTAGAAGTTTGTCTGAGGCATTAACGTACAGGGTGGCAGATATTTTAGAGTATTCAGATTTCAAAGATGACTTTGCAAATAAAATAGGTAAGTATAATGTAAGTATACTTAATGATATATCAGACTTATACATATATGATTTTGGTATATTCCTAGAGATTGCTCCCGATGAGGAACAAAAGGCAATGCTTGAACAGAATATTCAAATGGCTTTATCTAAGGGTGATATTAACCTAGAGGATGCAATTGATATTAGAGAAATAAAAAATATTAAACTTGCTAATCAACTTTTAAAACTGAAACGTAAACAAAAACAGGACAGAGAAGAAAGGTTAGCTATGCAGAAGCAGGCTATGCAAGCAGAGCAGCAGATGAAGTCTCAGCAAATGGCAGCTCAGGCATCTATGCAAAAGCTCCAAGCGGAGATGCAGGGTAAGATGCAATTAAAACAAGCAGAGGTTGCGTTTGATATAGAGAAGCTAAAGAATGAAGCTGAGTTAAAGAGTCAGTTGATGGCTGAAGAGTTCGATTATAATCAGAAGCTTAGAAATATATCTGAGGGTGCATTGAAAGAAAGAGAGAATCAAAGGGAAGGGGCTAAGTCTAGTCGTATAAGTCAGCAGAACACAGAGCAATCAAAGCTGATAAACCAACGGAAAAACAACTTACCTCCTCAGATATTTGAGTCTAACGAGGACAGCCTAGATGGTTTTGATTTAGCGGAGTTCTCTCCTAGATAGCAAATAAAACGCAAATGTTTTTTTGTTTAACTTTGTAAAAATTTAATTAAATGGAAATAAAAGTAAAAGCAGTTGAGTCGGTTGAAGAAAAATCTACTCAGCAAATCGAACAAGAGTTGCTCGAAAAGCACGAGCAGAAACAAAATGGAACTGAGGATTCTGCAACAGTAGAAGTTGAAGAGACAGCTATAGAAACAGAACCTACTGAATCTTCGCAGTTAAACGAAGAGGATGTTCTTTCATTTATTAAGAATAGATATGAAAAGGAGTTCACATCTGTAGACCAACTATTCGAAGAAAAAGAATCAAACGAAGAGTTGCCTGAAGATGTTAAGGCTTACTTTGATTATAAAAAAAACACAGGCAGAGGAATCGAAGATTACGTAAAACTAAGCAAAGATTTTTCTTCTATGGATGAAGACCAACTTTTATCTGAGTATCTTATCGCTTCAGGAGAGGCTACTGATTCAGAAGATGTAGAAGTCCTTATGGATGACTATAGCTACGATGAAGAAATCGATGAAGAAAAAGATATAAAGAAAATAAAGTTGATAAAGAAAAAAGCTATTGCTAAAGCAAGAAAGTTTTTTGAAGAGCAAAAAGAGATGTACAAACAACCCCTTGAGTCAAGTACGGTTGGAATCTCTAACGACCTCAAAGAAGAGCTTGAAGAGTATAAGCAATACTTGAACACGGCTAAGAGTAGCCAAGAGGAATTAACGAGAAAAAGAAATTGGTTTGTTGATAAAACCAATGAGGTGTTCCAAGATTTCAAAGGTTTTGATTTCAATGTAGGGGATTCCACTTTAACTTTTAATCCGGGTGATGCAGATAAAGTAAAAGAAGCTCAGCTAGATTCGTCAGTTTTTGTAAGAAAATTTATGGATAAAGACACAGGGCTTATTAATGACGCTGAAGGGTATCACAGGTCGCTAGCCATCGCAATGAATCCTGAGAGGTTTGCTTCGTTCTTTTATGAACAAGGTAAAACAGATGCAACAGAGGACGTTACACGTAAAATGAAAAATGTCGACATGACAGAGCGTAGAACTCCTCAGGTAGCACGTACAAAGGATGGGTTGCAAATTAAGTCTATATCTGCACCAAGCAGTAGAGGCTTAAAAATTAAAAGTAAAAAAAAGTAAAACAATTTAAAAATTAAAAAAAATGTCAGGTAATTTTTCAGGGAATGGTTTTGACCTCCAACCGTCAGCACAGCAAGTGCCACGGTCAACAAACTACATAACTAACTTCGACTTTTTAAATCAGTATCTTCCTGATACTTATGAGAAAGAATTTGAGCGTTATGGTAACAGAACAATTAGTTCATTCTTAAGAATGGTAGGAGCAGAGCTTCCTTCTAATTCAGATTTAGTAAAGTGGGCAGAGCAAGGTAGACTACACGTGAAATATTCGCAAGTAGGTACTGCAGCTACAGCTACTTCGGATACAGCAATTTTTCAGGTTAACGACCCGGCTGCTCCTACAGGTTCTACTACCACAGGACAGGTTCCTTTCTCAGCTCAAGGCGGTATCGCTATAAGAGAAGGACAGACTGTTGTTGTAGCACAGAACAATGGTTCAGGTGAAAACAAAGGTATCGTTACTAATGTTGATTTAACTTCATCTCCAATTCAGTTTACAGTTGCTTTCTATGAAGGTACAGGTCTTGTAACTTCAGGAACAGGTCTTACTAATGCTGACGTTACTGTATTTATATACGGTTCTGAATTTAAAAAAGGAACATTCGGAATGGAAGGTTCTCTTGAGTCTGATGACTACATCTTTGAGAACTCTCCTATTATCTTGAAAGATAAGTATGAGGTGTCAGGTTCTGACATGGCTCAAATTGGATGGGTAGAAGTAACTACAGAAAATGGAGCTACAGGATATCTATGGTATATGAAATCAGAGCACGAGACTCGTCTACGTTTTGATGACTACCTAGAGACGTCTATGGTTGAAGCAGTTCCGGCTGATTCAGGAGCTAACCCTTCAGGTGCATTTACTGCAGGCTACAAAGGTTCTGAGGGTGTATTCTACTCAGTATCTGAGAGAGGTAATCTTTGGACAGGTGGAGTTCCTACTGCACTTTCAGACTTTGATACCATTATTGGACGATTAGATTCTCAAGGAGCTATCGAGGAGAACGTACTTTTCCTTGACAGAGCGTTTGGATTCTCAATTGATGATATGTTAGCGGCTCAAAACTCTTACGGTGCGGGTGGTACGTCTTACGGACTATTTGACAACGATGAGGAAATGGCTCTTAACTTAGGATTCTCAGGATTCCGTAGAGGGTATGACTTCTACAAGACTGATTGGAAATATTTGAATGACCCAACTATGCGTGGCGGACTCTCAAGAGGAGCTGTAGGTGTTGGTGGTTCAGGTGCTATCAATGGTCTTATGGTACCTGCAGGTTCAACTACTGTATATGACCAAGTTCTAGGTAAGAATGCTAAGCGACCTTTCCTACACGTGCGTTATAGAGCTTCAGAAACTGAAGACAGACGTTACAAAACTTGGATTACAGGTTCAGCAGGAGGTGCTGCAACATCTGATTTAGATGCTATGCAGGTTAACTACTTGTCTGAGAGATGTATCTGTACTATGGGTGCAAACAACTTCGTATTGTTCGAAGATTAATAATTATAAAATGGTGGGGTGTCTTCAGGGACACCCTCACCTTTTTTTTTAAAGAAAATAAATAAATTAAATTAAATGAAATTAGA